ATAAAAACCACTATCATGCATAAGCAGATTGCGGTTATCGTCAGGAACATCCGAGCCAAGAAGCTCTGCAGCTCTAGCAACAGCGGCCACGGTCATATTATCAGCCGAACCGGAGATGTTGTCAGGAACCGTCTTAGTAATGGCTGCAGCATCAATGGCATCGAGAATAATCTGATCCAGCCTGCGGTTCATGGAGGACGTGATCGCCTGAACAAGTTCCTGTCGCTCGTCAAAGCCGACCTGATTATTCAGAAAGATGTCAGTCATTTCTGAAGCAACAAAATTTGATACAGTTGCGATCTTTGGTGTATGGGATACGTCCTGAAGCGGAATATCGGTGTGAATAGCACCGCGCTCCTGAGCATTCATTTTACCAAGAACCTGAAACTGTACTTTCTGCGCGCCCTTCGCATCACGAAGGCGGACAGTATTACGAAGGCCTGTGCCAGAGTCCTGAAAAGCCTGAATAGCTTCCATCTCGAACTTCTTAACAAGCACTTGATCTAAGTTGATAGACATTGAAGTCTCCTTATGCTGTTACCGTTTCAAAAAGTTTTACTTTTCGAGCGGGTGTTCCCTTATTGGGGGCCGCGTCTTGCAAATCGTTACAGCTCTTGCCTTGCTGGAACTACTTACAAGGGGCCGCATAAGAAGCGGGTATTCCCTAAGTGTTCGGTACTATAATACCGCATGCAAATATGAAAAGCAACTACCCTTTTATAGAAATTTTTGCGGCCTGATCCATAAGCCTTTCGTACTCACGGGCTGCATCTCCATAAAGGTTGTTGCCGTGCTTTTGCTTAAGCTGGTTAGCTTTTTCAACAAGATCATGCTGGCTCTCCTGAAAACCTGAGCCTGCGTCTCCGGGGATAGTTTTCTCGCCAGACATCTTTGAAAGTTTGTGAAGAAACTTTACCCCCTCTGCGCTTTGTCCTATTTGTTCGGCGATTTTCTGCTCTTCCTGTGAAAAGTTTTTGCCAACAAAAGTATTGACATCTTTTATAATCTGCTGCCCATTATCTCCCAGCTTTTTCATTTCTTCGCCCGGATCTCCCAAACCGGACAGCTCTGCTTTTAGATATGCCTTTGCAATATCACTGGCTGCCTCCTGTGAAATATTATGTTTTTTGAAAACAGGCGCGATTTCCTGCACATACGGGTCATCATTTAAAGCAAGATTAGGCTCAAGATGTGAAAATTCTTTAAAGTCTTCATCATCGGTAAAGTCAAAATTATATTCTTCCGGCGCTTGTGGCTGTTTTTCCGTCAGCTTCTGAACAGCTTCCTTGTAACCTTTTTCAAGGTCATCAACACTTTTATATTTTCCAGCGTATAAATCGCCTTTTTTACTATCCTCAAATTCAGGCTTATGTGTCTCATTATCCTGAGTTTCTGGCTCCTGCGTGTTTGTTTTCTGAGATTCAGCTTCTTGCGTCTCAGCTTCTTGGGTTTGTTCCTCGGCCTCAGATGCGTTTACTAATGATTCACTCATTTAGGTTTCCTCCCTTTTTAATTAATAGTTTTATATAGCGAAATAAATTTTTCTCGCCCTCCAAATGCGCCATAAGCATAGCCATAGATTGACCATCCGCTGCGCTTGACGGCAGGTTGCTTTGATGAACCGTTTTCTTTTCAAGAAAATTCATTAAAACCTTACCTTGCTCTGTCTGTAAAATCTGTGCAGCAGCAATGGCGGCTTTGCGCTCCTCTGCTTCTTGTTTCATTATTATCCTCCGGCAAGTTCACTCGGATCAACATTACCTTGGGCGGCTTGCTGTTGCAGGGCTTTTTTAATTATCTCAAAATCCTGTTTGCTCGGAACCACATCCTGTGGCACATTTAATTTTTCGGCCGCCACGCGACTGAATACGTCGGGGTTTAACAGCCCTATAGCAATCTGCGGGCCGAAAAGATTCGTCAGCGTTTCCGCGTAACGCAGCATATTAGAAAACTCTTCTTCATTCTGCGCCAGCGCAAGCGGCGATATGTGCTGAATCGCAATAATATTGCCGTCTACGCGAAACGGGCCAAGGTCAATAAGTCCCTGTTCATCCAGAAGATCCAGAACCCTGTTAATCAATGGTGTTATAAGCTCAAATTGTAGCTTACCAAAAGCCGAGCCAATTCGTTTTGACAGTTCCTGTTGGCGAAGCGAAACTTCAGTCGCTGTTTTAACCGGCAGATCAACCGGACCCAAAGGCTCAGCAAACATCATTTCGTTAATAGACTGCCTTAGATCGTTAATAATAAGCTGTGACAAATCAGCCCTTGATCCTGTTGTAAACGGCTCAAGGCTACGCCCGCGCACGCCACCTGAATTACTTTCTACAGGAATACCAACGCCCGGTCCCAACTTAATGTTTTCTATATTAATTATGCCGTCATCAGTATAGGTAAAGGGCGGGAATATATCAATGCTAGCCGCTTTAAGAAGAAGCTCTTTTGTTTTGTTAATGGTCTTGACGTCGGGCAAGGCCTGTAACAACGGCCCCCGTCCATATATCTCCCCAGGGAGAGACGACCATCTGAACACCACCCAAGGAGAGGATCTCTGTTCTCGTTCAACAAGTATGTGATCCTGATTTTCAGCAACAACAAAATATTTAAACCCGTCAATTTCTTCTTCCTGTTCTGTGCGCGGGTTAAAGATATTAACTTTGGCTGGGATTGTCGCTTCAATCAGATTGATTTCGTCATCAGGTCTACGGTCAAGACGTTCTTTAAGAACACTATTAAGCTCCGCGTCTTGCCACATATCCTGTATATTTCTTAGTGCCACCTTATGTTTTCTAAACGCTGTCTCAATGCGCCCGTGCGGTCCTTCTTCCAGATAAAGCTGCGACAGCGGAACATTAGTAAACTGCAAAGGTTTTGAAGGCGACGGGCCGCGCTGCACAAGTAGCGCGCCAGTACCAACTGATAAATCAAGATAACTTTCTGCAATCTGCGTATCAAAGTTTGAGTTAGCTATATGCGAAAACATAACTTTCGTTATTTCCGCAAGCTGTTCGGTAAGCCCTTCGTCTTCTTCTACAGACGATCCCGGCTTCAGCTTAATCCATTGCCGCATGGAAGGAGTCAGACTTGACTGAATATTGGACGCGAACTTTTGCATTGCGTTAAGCGCAGTCGAGTCAAAAACCTTTCCCTCGCCCTGCTTTTCTTGCCCCGGGAACTCCTCATCAAAAGTATTGCGCCCCGGAGCTGCGTACTCCAGCGCGTCTTCATAGGTTTCAGCCCAGTTTGTTTTCCGACTTTTTGCCTTACCAAACCTTTTAATAATGTCTTTTGCTGAGGTCATCACTGCTTTTCAATCACAGCTATTTTTGTTTTGTTTTCTGTAGAAGCAGAGCGTAAAAGCGCGGCTGGAAGAAAACGACTGTCCCCGTCAGCAGTCGGGTCATCATCAATTTCAAATTGACAATCAACATCACTGGTAATTAACAAAAATTCAGTACGACTATTAAACGCAACAGATTGGGCACTTGCTGCGCCTATAGAAACTTTTTGCTTTGCTACAGGCCCCCCCAGAGACTGCATTGTTGTGCCTGTTACATCTTCTTGTAAGTCTGCATACTCTTCAATATATAAGGTCGCCATAATCTATCCTAACGTATCTTTTTCACCAAGCTCTGACCCCGAAATAAGGCTTAACCGCCCCCTGGCTCTACGCCTACGTGCTTGTGTTTCTTTTCTGCGCTTTTGCCTAAGACTTTGAGCCTCCGCTTCAGCCTCTTTGCGCTGACGCTCAAGCTGTTCCTGGCGCCTCTTTTGCGCTTTAATCTCTGCCTGAGAGGGGCCGCTGGGGCCAGACGGTGAAAATTTACCCATTATAATCCCCTTATAAGTGTTGGTCCTGCCGGATAAAAGCCATGCTTACCCATTATAGCCTCAAAAGCTTTGTTACGTCCTATATTGGCAGTGCTTGTCGAAAAACAATGTACACAATTCCGTTCATCAAACCACCTGCAAACCGCATCTAATAATTTCGTAACAGCTTTTGTTCTTCTATGTTTAGGACTGACGTATAATTTTACAAGATAACCCATGCTTTCAACATGCCATTCCGTAACTTTTGCAACTATAGCCCCACCTGCCACTTTGTTCTCACCGTCAATTGCTAAAATCAAATCCTGATTATCATCTTTAATAACGCTGTTTATGTACTTTAAAGAATTATCTACGCTATATGTAAGGTTATAATTCGATTCTTCTGTAAAAGTTTTTGCCAATAAAGATAAACCCGCTACATATTCAGAATTAAAATCTTTAACGTTAATAATTTTCATGACAAAATATTAAGCAATTTATATAAAGAACGCAACCATTAACATACTACCATCTCTCCGCTATTTTCTAAAATACTTTTTGCAAGTCTCTCAGGAGTGCAGTCAAAAAAACCTGTGTTAAACCCCAGAACCGTTTTCACAACTGTTACACAGCTCGGTGACCATACTGATTTATATTTCATTCTCTCAGGCGAATGGGTTATCTTAATAATTTTCCACCCTTCTTCTATCATTTGTTCTGCAAACGCATCTGCGCTTATATCCCTCAGACCCACTTCCAATCTTTCCGTTGTTGGGTTAATGACTTGCGTAAAAGGGCCTACTTGAGCAAAACAAAAACAATGCGACCACTCTGGTTTGCAAAAAAGCTTTTGCCATTTCGATAAATTCACGCCCCT